GGATAGTAATGTAGTGTTTCCATTTCATATCTAGCTGGAGAGAATAATGAAAGCACTACATTACTATCCTGTATTGTATTACCTGAGTCTTTAAAATCAGATAACATAGGTTCCATTTTACCTGTTTTCATCCTAATAGGATCATTACCGGCTCTATTTAACTGTTGAACTACTACTGGAGTAAACCCACATTTATTCCTTAGAATAATGAGATACTCAGATAATTTATCAATTAAATCTTTAGTATTAAACCCTCTTTCCTTTTTAATCAAACTGATGTGATCTATCACAATTAAGTTATATAAATTAGGGTCATTAGGAATATAATCTCCTTCTATCTTATAATCTGCAGTTAATCCTTTACCAACACTAGCAGCGTATTTCAATGAATCATGGAATACACCCGTAGGATTAGTTGGAATGTCAGATATCTTTAAAATATCTTCCATTTCATCAAAGTAATCTAAAGATTTTACAGTTAAATCATAATGTTCATCAGATATCCTATATTTACCTCTAGAAAGGATATAATTAACATCTAATAACAACCCATAGTCTAAATACATTTTTCTACAGACTGCTTTATAAAGCATCATTTCTTTTGATATCTCAAATGAATAATAATGTATTTTAAGCTTTATATCTGTATTGTCTTTATTTGCTATATACCAATCAATAGGATTAAATACAAATGAATTATTTACAAAGGCTGATTTCCCTACTGAACTTTCTGCACCAATTAGATAATAAGTAGATTGTTGAATTCCAGGTATATACTCCACAAGTCTATTAAAACCATGAGGTAACCCTTTATTCAAACCCTCTCTACCACCGTCTATCTTACTTTTCAACCATTCTTTATCCATTATATATCCTCCGTAAATCCTGTATTAGCGTCATCAGTGACTTCTAATCCTTTTTTTAGAACTTCTTTAACATCTTCAGAATAAACCTCCCAGCTTTTTTGACTTAACCAAGTCTGAAACATTTGAAGATAGTCTAAATTGCCTTTAGTTGTTCTAGTTTTAATTTCAAGTAATAAACATTTAATAATATGCTCATGTAAATCTATATCTATAACTCCATCTTTAACAATAGTGTTTTTATATAGTACTTTACATCTAGCTGTATTACCTTTTAGTTTTCTACCTGATTTACCTGCTTCTGCAGGGTATTGTTTTCTTAGGGCATCAAATACATCATCAAAAGTCATGCCATTATTGAGCTTATCCATTACTTCATTTTTAAATTTATCAGTAACAGATATATTTTTCAATGTATAAGGATCTTCTTTTTTTTCTTTTGTTGTTTCTAACCACCCATCTTTAACTAAATTATCAAACACCTTAGTAGAAATAGTTTGTACAGTAGTTGCATATTGTCTAAGAAGTTCTTCCTCCTCTCTATATAAACAATCTAATATAAAATACCCTTCTAAAGGAAGTTTTAATAATAATAGTTTATTAATATTCACATTCATTTATTCCCCATATGTTCTTGTAGAGTTCTCTTAAATCTCTCACTTCTTCATCAACTGTGGGTGAGAACATTCTTTCTAACTGCTCATGGCTAGTAGTGATATTAAATTCACTACTAAGCCTAGCAATTATCTCATTGTAATCTGTGTATACTTTATTATCACCTGCTTGAAGCATGTTAATATACAATTGTAATTCTGATAAATTTTCTACGATCATATTATTTCTTTTACAGATTTAATCCATTTAATGTTTTGAACTCCAAATTGTTTTTTATTAAGCCAATTCATTTCCTGTGTATCAGGAGTGTATAGATTAATAATATAAGCTTGTTTACCTTCTTGTTTCCTAACTATCCTACCTACAGTTTGAGTAGAAGTAAGTTTACTGCTATTAAAACTAGCAATTATACCTAATGAAAGTTGAGGTAAATCTAATCCAGCAGATAGAGCTTTACAGCTTGCTATCACTCTCTTTTTAGTTCTACCATCTTTAAATACATCCATAGCTTCCCTTTGTTTCTTAGCAGTCATTTTAGAATGAATACTAACAGAAATATCCGGTATTAGGGCATTTATTTCATCAGCAAATTTTATACTCTCAGAAAACACTATAGAATAAAGGTTTGGGAACCTGTTAATTATATCAACGGTTATATTAGCTTTATTAGTATTGTTTGTGATACAAGCTTTCCTTGCTCTCATACTATTAAAATAACCGCCAGCCCAACCTTTTTGTTCCGGTGTTCCATTTACTAGAAAGTTCTTAGCAGCACCAAAAGTGTCACCATATCCCATTTTCATAGCAAAGAATTTAAAATTATTATTAGCCTTATTATATGCTAATTGTTCAGTAGCAGTAAACGGGACTTCTAGATTATAAATAGTATAAGGACTTATCCAACCATTGGCCAGACATTCATCTAGCGTGATTGTATCTATTATTGGTGCCTTACTAACTATTAAATCATGATTACCATCAGCTCTTTCTATAGTAGCTGTCAGACAGAATATCTTTTCATACTTAATAGTATTAAAGACTTCTGAGAAAGTTACTGCTGGTACAGTATGACATTCATCTAAAACCAGTAATTCACAATTTAACTGTGTCTTACTTGCGGTGTTTATTACATACACTTGATAATTTTCTAATTTAGATTTATCAAGCTCTTTTAACCATTGATCCTTAAGGATTAATGTAGGAACAACTACTATCATGCTAACAGGTTTAATCTGCTCCGCAGCTAATATAGCTGTGTATGTTTTACCAAAACCAGTAGTAGCTATCAGTGTCCCCTTATGATCATTGCTGACCCATTTGTTGACAACTTCAAGTTGTCTGACTGTTTTTGTATTTTCCATAATTTTAAAGTTTAGTTCATATTGTTTTTATTAATTAATATCCATTACTATCTGATTCATCTACAGGTTCAGGGTTAATTTCCTTATCTATAGAAAACTCTAACTCATCTATTTTAATTTTGTAATTTTGAATTAAAGCATCTAATCCAGTTTTAAAATCTTTAAAGTATTTATCATATACCCATTTATGATGTTCATCAGTTTTACATAATTCTCTATAGCAATCAGGTAAATCCAGACTTACACTGCTATAATCAAAATCTAAACTGGCTAAAAATCCATGAAAGCTAATAGATGTTCTATAATCGTTATAACGCATATTATTATGCCATTGTCTAGCAAACAACTCTTGTAAATAGATTTCATTACCTCCCCAATTAGCATTAGCCATCATCTCCATAGCCATTTGAGTATTATTTTTATCATTGCTTTCTAATAAAGAAGATAAATTTTCAAATAATTCTTTATCTCCAATATATTTATATAAGTAAGGATAAATATCTTTAATTAATAAGCATTTACATCCTAAACTAACATTTTCAGCATGCTCAAGCATATCATTATAGTTTTGATCATTTCTAGCTTTAGAGTCTTCCTCACCATTTCTACGTATATGCATATAGTAAGTATCTTTTAGATCTTTTTTTTCAATATCCTCTTTACCTATAAGCCTCTTATATGTCCAGTTATCAGCTATAGGGTCTCTAAATCCACATTCAAAAGGGACTTTATCTATTAAAATAAAATCAGCTTTAGATTTATTTCTAACAATTTTAAATCCTTTCTCTCTTAATTTAGATTGAGATATCTTTTTATCTTGAACATATACAGCTTTACCTGTTAAGTCTTGAGACACATCATAATATACTATTTTAGAAACAAAATCATCTATTTCTTTCTTATCAAATACTCCATACCAACTATAAGATTCATCATAATTAGAATTCTTAGGCATAGGACGTGTATATCCTACAGTATATTCAACTACATCTCCCTTTTCTTCTTCAACTTCTTCTTCCATCATCTTTTTTATTGTTTTAAATCTAATTTAAAATCATTCATTTCAAACTTGTTAGTTCCTATACTTTCTAATACTTCAGCTATTCTTTCTTGGAACATCTCTCTAACCATACATTTATATCTAAATATAACATCAGGGTCTTGAATAACACCTAAAGCTGTATCTATATTATGTAACAATGTACTTAAAGGATATCCTAAAGTCAATGTATTAAAATAATTAACTACAATGTTCTTAGAATCATAATAACCAAATTGGCTACTTTTACCTTGGTAAATGTATAAAATCCACTCCCAATTAGCCTTTAAATCTGATTGTATAAGCATATTCATAGCTAATTCATGATTATCTGAATTTACACTATCAACTAACTCCTTAATAGATGTGTAACTTTCTTTATCAATAACAAAGCCATTGTTTAAGCTCTCATTAAGCTTATCTTGGTTTGTATATACAACTTTCTGTTGAGTAGTTTCAAAGTCACAAATTAAATCTATTGTATCTTGAATCTCTGCTGAAAAGTTATAAACTCCATAAACAGGTTCTTTAGTATCATCTTCAACTATAGTTACTCCATCATAATGCTGTGGAAAATTCTGGAGTTTAAATTCTTTGATTACTA